GGGCCGCCCATCCGTTTTAAACATATGGACCGCGGGCCATTTGGCGCGATCCACTTTTCAGATAAGCGATGCAGGGGGCCGCGTTGCGCGGTGCAGAATCGTCCGCATCGGGGTGTGATCTGGCCGGTGCTGATCTCCGGCTCAATCGGTAGGTTGTCCCTGTTTGCATAGGCCGGGTCAGAACCGATGATTTGTCCTGCTTTGTACCTTCGCGCATCAGCCTGCGCATTCAGATCACACTCCGATGCGGCCTGGTGCTGGGGAGTACCAGGTGCTCGGGCAATTAACGTCAGGATGACGCGGCGCTGGTTGTTACTGCGGTAGATTGCGGCTCGTCCGCCTTGCACTTCACTCCGCAGAACGGGCAGTAGGTAGAAGCGATGTAGGTGTCGATCTTCACCTTCCTGAAGCCGCCCGCTTTCTTGGGGGCTTGATATTCGCCCTTGATGTCGAAGACCGGCATGGTGACCAGGCCTTTGTCGGTGAGACCGATGCGGATCGACGGGAAATCGAATTCCAGACCCTGTGAGCCTTTTGGCATTTGCTCTTGAATCTTGCCTTCAATCAGGTTCTTCACCCGGCTGTAGCATTCGCATTGCATGGCAGTTGCTCCTGTTGATTTCCCGTCTGGCCCTGTCGCCAAGGCCAGCCAGTGAAATCTGTTGGTCCGTCCTGCTTAAAGAACTTGGTTCCAGTCGATCCCCGGTGGGGGCTGGGAGATCACTTCGCTGATCCCGGGCTATCTGGCGGCTTCACCAGTCGTGTGGCGGGTCCCTTTCAGGCCCTGGCCCAGTTGCGCTTGTGTTTTCGTGTGCAAGTAGACTTGCATTAATAAAAGCATGCTGGTGCTTTGAATGCAAGCACGCTTGTATGTAATTTTTGTACTGTATGGATATACAGCATAAAAGGGACGAGGTCATGGCAAAGCAGAAGGGCAAGACAACACCGACAGTGCGGCAGGAGATGACAGGGCTTGAGCGACTTGGATTGAGGGTGTCCTCGATGATCAATCACCCGACCGCGCAGCATCAGCGATGGGTGACGATCCATCGCCTGGACACGGATGGTGATCAGGAGTGGGAGGAGGTGATGGGGCTGCTGTCCGAGACGGACGACCTGGAGATGACGTTCAACGACGACGAGTCGGTGACGTTGCGGTGGGAGGCGCGATCAGACGAGGATCGGATTCTTGAAGTGGCTGACTTGGATGAGGTTGAAGAGCCTGCACCTTTCTGATGGTCGATAAAAAGCCCGCTGAAGCGGGCTTTTGCCGTACTTATTAAGTTTTTTTGGGTTTGATCTTCGCTAACAATTCAGGGGCTACACCCTCAGACGATCCAAATAATGCCTTAATTTTGTTATCTGATGCCAACAGGGCTTCGGCTTTCTCTCGATTATGTTTTATGTTTTCTAATGTTTTTTGTAGAAGCTCAATTTGCTCATCTGTCGCCTTCGCCTCTCTATCGGCCGCAGATTTTCTTGAATACTCATTTGTTGTAGTCTCGCGCTCGCGCTTAGCTTCTTCCGCGCGCTCCTCCGCACTGTTGAGTTGCATCTGAGTTCGCATATTTATGGAGGCTAATCGAATCAAGTCGCTGGTAGATGTCATAAACTCAATGGCTGCATCCTTTGCATCAGCTCTACGATGCCAGTCGCCCGTCCTTAGCTCAAGAATCCCTTTGTCGATTGTATCTGCTGCTGCAGATGCTTTATTGAAGTACTCGCCAAATGTAATTCCAGATCCATTTTTCTCAAGTGAATACTGTTGTGAAATTAGGGCGGAGGTCATCTTGACTTGATTGAGCGCCTTGGCAACCTCTTCAGATGACTGGTGGTGATCCCAAGCGAACCACCCCCCAAATGCAATGACTACAAGTAGAGTAAAAGCTATAACGATCTTTTTCATTGAGCTGCTCGACATTGATTCCATTCCGACGTCTATCGTTCTGGGCCTAGCTGGGCGATCTAATCGTAGCAGTTAATGGCATACCGCTACCATCCAGCCCCAATCCATTTTCTTTAGCCGGACTCACAGTTTTTGCGCATTCCAGACCAGCAAGACTTTCGCGTGGATGGTCACATCATCGATTCGTGCTGTCTGATTTTCGTAGTGCTTATTGTCCGAGATCATCCTTAAATGATCCTCATCGACCATCTGCAGACGCTTGATATACAGAAGCCCGTGCCAAGTAAGTACATAAACTCCGTCCCCCGTAAACTCATTGACGCCCCGGTCAACAATGACTGGGTCCTTGTCATTGATCGTCCCCTCCATGCTCTGACCCCATCCGGTAATCATCGCCAACGCAGCAGCAGAGGTATAGGTCACGCCTTTCTCGCGTAGTACGTCTTCCCGAACGATCAGGTTACGGATTGCCTCGTTGTAGTCGGCTGGAACCTGGCCATGTCCCATTGCGGCGCGCACGTCGTACTGCGGAATCAAAATTTCGTCCGGTCTCGCTCGAAGGCCAGAGAAATCCGCCTCAACAACATTTCCTCCTGACTCGCTCGCTACCGCCAGTGCCGCTGTAGCGAGCTTTTCCTGGGCGGCCGCATCAAGGCTCTTGCCGGCATGCTTGCGAATCATTTCGAGCATTTTCTGCGCGGCACCGGTGCCCACTACTGATATATCAGGAGGGTCAGAGGGCGCGCCTTTCCTGCGAGGTGGCTCACCCTTTCCGGAAAGCAGCCAGTCGACAGTGGTGTCGTAACCCTCGGCTATCGCAATGAGGTTTTCATTCTTGATGTTCTCCGTGTCTCCAGCAAACCACTGGCGAACAGCTTCGTAGCTGACCCCGCAGGTGGTCGCCAAGTCACGCTTGAAACCGCGCACACCAATATCCGGCTTCCGCGCGAGCACAAGTTTTGTAATTCGATCAGTGGTTTTCATAAGCGCAATTTACAAGAGTGCTTGTCAAGCATGCTTGCCTTGAAAACACAAGCATGCTTGAATATGGATAACGCAAAGGAGGTCGGCATGACCCAAACACAAGCTATTGAGCATTTTGGCTCTGTTTCAGCGTTGGCTAAAGCTCTCAACGTTACCTATGAGGCAGTCCGCCAATGGAACGGAGTACCTGAGCTTCGTCAATACCAAATCGAGCGGATCACCCTGGGTGCGCTGAAAGCTGAGCTGAATCTCCAAGCTGCGTAGCCATGCCGTCTGAACCCTAGCTGAACCGTTTTTAGTCCTTCAACAGCCACAAGGAAAAACAAAGCATGTACATGGACCCCAATCAAAAGCGCGCCATTCCGGTGAAGGTTCGTTTCGAACCTGTTCTTGATCGGATTCTGCGTCGAGCCGCAACGAAAACCCGCATGCAGCATGCGACTTATCTCTACGAAATCATTGAGTGGGCAGTTGCCAACGGAGTGATCGAGGAACTCATGCAGGACAAACAAGAAGATATCGCGGGCTGAAGCCCCTTTGGAGGGCCGAATGACCGTAGAGCTTGAGAGGCTGCCTCCGCAAACGCGGAAGAGGGTGGAGGAATTGATGCGCGCTAATGGATGGAGCTTCAACCAGGCAATGAACGAAATGTTCGAGGCCGCGGTTGCCAGTGGTGCGCTATCGGTAATTGGACGAAGGAAAGCACAGGTGCTTCATCTGGTGACCCCAATGAGGGCCTCTTGCAGGGACTCTTCGGGGTAATCGAGAGGGCCTCTGCCAAATATCAGACACAAAAAAGCCGGGATTGCGGCCCGGCTAATTCATTACAACTTGATGAGGCCGATTATGCAGAGCCAAACCATTTCAAGCAATACCCCCATCAATGTCGCGACACATTTCCTGCAATCGCAAAACGTGTCGCGGACTATTTCGAGCATCGAGCTGCGCGACATGGTCAACGAGGCACGCGGCCAGGCTGGGGAGCCGAAAGTCAGGAACGACCAGTTCATTATCCGCGTGCAAGACGAGCTTGGTGATGAGCTGGGGGAGTGCAAAATAATTGCACACCCCCAAAGCCGCGTGGATATGGCCAGCTACGAGCTGACTCTCGATCAATGCATGCTCGTAGGCATGCGCGAATCGAAAGCCGTTCGCCGATCCGTACTGCAAAAGCTGAAGGAGCTGGAGGGGCCTCGCGTCATTGCCACGCTTCCTGACTTCTCCAATCCGGCAGCAGCGGCCCGTGCCTGGGCCGAACAGTTCGAACTGCAGCAGGCTGCCAATCAGGCCTTGATTGAGGCAGCTCCGAAAATTGCCTTCGTCGAGAAGTACGTCGATTCGACGGGGCTCAAGGGCTTTCGTCAGACAGCCAAGCTTCTGAAGGCCAACGAGTCGCGATTCCGTGAATTCCTGATCGACAAAAAAATCATGTACCGCATGGGCGGCGAATGGCAGGCCTACCAGCCTCACATCGACGCCGGGCGCTTCGAAGTGCGGGCCGGCACCACTGACGGCGGGCATGCCTTCAACCAGTCCAAATTCACCCCCAAGGGCGTCACATGGGTTGCTGGCTTATGGGCTCAATACCAACTTCGGGAGGCCGTGTAATGGCCGGGGACTGGATCAAAATGCGCATCGAACTACAAACCCATCCGAAAGTTTTCCGCATGGTGTCCGCATTGAAAGCGGACAGACTTCGGATCATTGGTGGACTGCATGTCGCCTGGAGCACTTTTGACACTCATTGCGATGACGGTGTGCTCGTTGGCTACACCACGGATGCGATGGATGCTGTTGTCGGGTGGCCGGGTTTCACGCAGGCCATGATCGACGTTGAGTGGGCCTGCATGGAGGATGAGGGCCTTGTAATGCCTCGCTTTGACGAACATAACGGGGCAAGTGCAAAGCGCCGCGCAAACGATAACGAGCGAAAACGGAACGACAGAAAGACGAAAAACGTCCGCAATGTGTCCGCTAGTGATGCGGACAAATCGCGGACCAGAGAAG